CACCACCACCTCCGCCGCCACCACCGCCACCGCCGCCGCCACCGCCGCCACCACCGCCGCCACCGCCCATTCCACCACCGCCACCACCGCCGCCGCCGCCACCACCGCCGCCGCCACCGCCCATTCCACCACCGCCACCACCGCCGCCGCCACCGCCCATTCCACCACCGCCACCACCTCCAGATGGTGCTGGACCACCCATCGCACCACCGCCGCCGCCACCGCCCATTCCACCACCGCCAGACGGTGCTCCTCCCATTTGACCAGCAGTGCCAGTACTGACTCTGCTATCACTATCCCGCACTGCCACTTTATTATCCTTACCTATTACTGTTTTTTCACCATGTTTGATATTGCCGGTACTGACTTGAATATTTGCATTCTTTGCATACTCACTTTTGTTAATTTGATTAACAACTTTCTGTTGTTGTTTTGCAGTCATATCTGCATCAATTATTTTTCTCAGGTCTTTGGAAAGACCAGCATCTTTTGCAATTTCTTTTAGTCTGTTTGCACCACCATCATATAGTTGCTTAGTATTATAATTATAATAAACTGTAGTAGGTGGTGGTGGTGGTGATGGTTGGTTTGGAGAACTTACTGGTGGAGCTGGTGGTTGAGGAATAAACGATCCACCGCCACCACCGCCACCGCCACCACCGCCACCGCCACCACCGCCGCCATCATCAGATGGTGGAAACCCTGGGTTAAATGGATAATCTGGTTCGTTACCAGGTCCACCTATAACATTAATTACCTGAGTAATATTAGTTTCAACTCTTACTGGTCTTGTAACAATAACATTCTCCTGAACCATATTAACTTTACCTTCGGCATAATAATTCTCTTCTGCCGCCGTTGTATATGTACCAACAACTAGAGAATTATTTCTGCTACTTGTTAATCTAAAAGGTCTAGTTCCTGCTTGGAAAACGGGATTAACATCAACGTTTGGGTTTGGAATAAAAAATGAACCAATAACAACACCTTCATCATTAGTTACCAACTTAACATCAGTAACAACAGCCTCTGCTTTACTGGTAGAACCTCTTAATTTCATACCATTGGCAATGTATCCAAGAAAATCTGATGTTCTGTCGGATAAACTAAAAGTATCTACATTTAAAATAGTTGAGGTTGATGAATAATTTTCGGGAATTATTAAATTGGAATTATATGGATTTACATCAAAAATATCTTGGGGATTTGTATAATCCCCATACTTATGATTTTGTTTTGCCACTCTAAATCTAATAGTTGGCAAACTTGGGGAATCAAAAGAACCAATAACAGTTTCTGAAACTTGAAAGACTCCACTCGTCATTCTAATTTCAATTAGTTTTGGGACAACAAATGAATTAACATCAACTCCATTAAAAAATGCAAAAACCCTTGTCAAAGGTTTCATTCTTTTTGAAATAAATTCAATATTCCTGGACCTCATATAAGGTAGGATTTTAGTATCTAAAACCCTATCTCCAAAAGATACTGTTTTAGATACTGGTTCTTTATTAGGTGTTGGTGGTTTTACTATCGACATATTTTTTATTACCTACAATTTTACTATTAAGTAAATCGTTTATCTAAGATATTTTATTTATGATGGATGAACCTCTCAACGAATAGTACCCATTCTTGGACCCTTTATACCAAGTCCCATACCAGCACCCATGACTGAACCAGTATTGTTTGTTGGTTTACTGAGAATATTTGGATCCTTAATTTGTGGTTTTCCTCTTTCATCCCGTTTATTTCTGCCAGTTAATGGATCTTTTGTTCTATCAACCAAACCTTTTTTACCTTTTTCTATTTGTGTCCCAACTGTATTTCTAACTTTAATACCTTTTGCATATTCATATTCAAGAACTTGTCTATCTTCCTCAGTAAATACCGCTGGTCTCATTACTCCTGGTTTATACTTGCCCTTTAATTCTGCATATTTTGCGTCAGATATTATCGCACTACCCATGCTGCCACCGCCACCGAAGCCACCGCCCATTCCACCACCCATATTTCCACCAGTCTTGTCCTTAGATGGCAATATTACTGGGCCAGCTGGTAGAATTCTTTCTTTGGGAAATGGTTTTGCTGCAAGAGGTGGTGCTGCGGGTTGCTTAACTGGTCTTGGATTCACTGGTGAAGATATCGAATTTGCAGGGGATTGTGTCGCAGGTGTTGTTTTTGGTGGAGCCCAAGTCTCATGAGAATTCCAAGTAACTGGAGCAAGACCTGTTTGTTGGTCTGACTGTGTACTTTGTGTCTGCAGACTAGTTTCTGTATATGCGTCACCAATCTCCACAGTGTTTGCTTTCACCCTAACTTGATCTACCCATACGTCAGAAGATGGATATAAATCAATTGTTCCCGTATAAAAATCTTCGGCAAAGGGATTTACGCTAACTGCCCTAGTTGCATATGGTTGATTTAATAGTCTAACTTCTGTATAATCCAGAGTTACAAGTTGTCCTGTTTTTCTTACACCGGAGCCTATGATATTATTATCAACTCTAGCGTCAGCATTTGGTCTTAATGCTGGACTATTTCTATTTAATTTTATTCTAGATGTTGTTCCTAATTGCAAATCAAGTGAAGTCGTATAGTGAGTTGGTCTTAATTCCAAATTCTTAGTGTCTATGGAATTTTTAACAATTGTTGATTTATTTTGAGCGATTGTAGTTGAAAAATTATCAACAAAAAATCCAGATTTAAATCTATTTAAACCATTCTCATCAGTCACTGTAAAATTAGAAGCCTCAATTTCCAAAGCAGAAAGAGAAGTATAATACTCTAAATTTTCTATCCTACTTTCAAGTCTTCCAATATCTGCCATAGTATATCTTCTATGTTCTTTCAACTCAACTTCTGCAGTTTCGGCATTGCAAAGATAAGGTGGAAGATATACCGTCGCTAATTCTAGGGCATCGTCATTTGAAGTTGGAACCTGTGGAATTTCTGCAGGAATTCCATATTTTACATAAAATAAACCATTTTTATCCAAAAGTATCTTATCAATTCTTGGTAGGTAAAACGAATAAGTTAATAATATTGATTCGTCTGAAGCCAAAACATCTGATGCGGAACTACCTAAAGCGGTAATGTCTCTTCCCAAAAACTCAAATGGCGATCTTGTACCTTCTGTTGCTACTATTGATGACACTCTAGGTCTTATGTCAATAGTATCTGTACTTCTTATTTCACCATCTACTAGTTCAACCTCACAAAAATCAAACTGATCGTAAGAATTTGCTGTTGTTATATCTCCAGTATCTGAGAAAGAAAAACTTGCAGACTCAAAGACTACTTTTAATTTTCTTGTCAGTGTTTTTGTTGTATTTTCCCTGACCAATTTGGAATAATCATAAATCGTTGGTTTTTGATTACTATCAAGACGGAACAGAGTAGTTACATTTCTATCACCAACATCAACTGAAGAAACAGTCGCAGTAATTCCACTTTCTCTGAAAGTTATAGTTTCTCCCTCAATAAAAGTGTTTGAGTTTATATAAACAAACCCTAATTTCAAATCATTTATTTTTTCTACATAAATTCCAATTGCTTTGCTTGTACTACCTATAAACTCTTCCCCTACTAGTAGATCTCCAACTTTATTTGTTGGGCCATTTAGAGCAGTTAGTACTACGGAAGGTAAATCCGGAGTGTTTGTGTCATTTGACTCAAAAATTCCATATACTTTTGTAACATCTGGTTCAAGTAAACAAATTTCATTATCTTGCACTCTAGTTCCATATGGATAATTTCCATACACTAGTCCATCATTTAAGGTGGTTGATCCAATTCCAGAAGCAGATGAACTTGATTTGTCTATTACTAGAACTTTAGCTCTATTTTTATTTTTAATTTTAGACTTTACATTAATTTTTCTAAGGGTTGCAATTAGTTTAGCATTTCCATTTTCAGTAAGTCCTGTTACAACTAAAGACTTTGACCCATTTGAATAAACAAAATTTTCCTGTCTTAATGATTGTGTAGTACCATTCTCTGTTATTAAAACATATCTTTCCTCATCAAATGGTAAAAATGTTTCGTCCGTGTCTGCAGTTAAAGTCTGTGTTGACCCCTGGGTTATAAGAACATTAAATTGTTTTCTTATAGTTAAGTTTGTTTCGCTTAAATCGACACTTTCTACATTTTTTTTAGGAAGAACAGTGTATAAAGTATTATCAATAGAATTTTGAACGTTTGATGATAATACTTTAAAGTCTGATGGATTTATAGCAGTTGTTGGGAGAGCACCATCACATATTCCAATAACTGTTGTTACACCAACAATGGTTAGTGTTTTTCCAGAAACCGATTGAACTACAGCTAAAGTAGTTGTAGTTAATCCTGGGTTTGAAAATGCAACTAGATTTCCGGTAGTGACTATTCCAGTAAAAAAGTTTTCTGTGGAAGTTACTATTGAAGTTCCTCCGGATCTTGCTGATATGTTTACCTGATCTAGCTGCAGTGATACGACGGGAAGAGTGTCGCCTGAGAAAGTATATGCACTTCCTACAGTTCCATATACTGACTGAACCTCATTTATGTTATAACTTCTTGTTTTTTTAATTATTCTGTTGTTGTTTTCTCCATTAAAAATTAATTTTTCTCCAATAGAAAAAGTTCCTTTCGTATCATAAACCGTTAAACCCACACCAGCGGCAACAGAATATCGCAAAAATCCTGATGCACCACTTTGTCTACCTTTTACATGAACCGGTGCAGTTAGTGTTATGGGCTCATTCAAAGTTAACTCAGTATACATCTGAGTATCGTATAAAGATATATCCCACCTATTTTCTTGTGGTCTTGATGTAGAATATGAACCAGATTCTAGTGCGAAATCATAGACCCTAGATATGCCAATTTCTTTTCCTGCAGCGGTTGTTGGTGATACCCCCACCCTAGAATCTCTAAGTGTTATATAATAACTTGTACCAAGACCTATAGAAGGAGATCCATGCACCCTATTTAAGGTAAATGTTGCTCCAGTGGTATAATTTATACTCTGATCAGCTAATGTTTTTGTAGTTCTTGGTTTTTCTATATCAAAAAACCCAGGACTTATTGATTCAATTTCAAATCCTTTAACATAGGCTTTTGTTGGAGAAATTACATATGTCGCAAGACTTTCGCTTGGTTGATTATTTTCATAAGTTAGTTGATTTTCATTGAAAATACCATCATTACCCTTTAAATTATTTAAACTTTCTTGTAACGTAATTACTGGCGTATTAATATAATAATCGCCAGATTCATCATAAGTTCTTCTTGCAATTTCTTGTGCTAAGATATTATATTCTGGTTTACGGTTTAATTTGAGAAGTTTTCCATCTTCAATTTCCATTAAAACAATAAAATTACTTAAATCGGTACTGTCTGATGGAATTTGCTCTAATTTTACAAAAATTGATAATCTGTCAGCGCCTGGGGCGGCAAAATTGGAAAATCCTTGAGAGTTATCATTTAAAGTCTCATCATCATACGAATCTAGTATTCTTTCGTATATTCTAAGTCCAACTTTGCAAGTTGGTGTCGTCGTGTAAGGAGATACATATAATATACTCGTAGGAACTGATACAAAAAATCCTCTAATAAAGTAAATACCTTCTTCTAGGTATACAGCAGATCCCTTAAAAGTGCTTCCACCGGATAATGTTGTTGCAAATCCTTGTCCTCTTAATAGATTTAATTCTTCAATATCTTCTTCGTCATCATTTTCTATTGTTTCTGGATTTATTACAATAGTATCATCATCATCTACTAATAAATTTTCTCCGTCTAGAAATCTAGCTTGACCTACGGTAGATCCTGAAGCAAGGTATTTTACAAATAGTGTAGTATTAACTACGCCGTTTCCTTTTGCAATAAATTCCTGAATTACTGCAGTTACTCCACTCGTTTGTCCCTTTATCTGAGTTCCTACAAGGGTATCGAGGTAATAAGTGGAAGGTTTTCCCTGAAAATCATCTTCTAAAATTACGGCATTTAAATCATTTTTATATGTTATATTTCCCGGAATAACTACAGAACCTTCTTTGAAAAAATGATTTCCAAATTGTTCGATTTGATTTTGTAGAATAGACTGTAGAGTAGTTAATTCTCTTGCTTGTACTGGATATCCTGGTTTAAATAATACTCTAAAGAAGTTTTTTTGACTATCATAGTCATCATAATATGGTGATATGTTTAAATTAAGCTCTTGTGCCATAATTTTTTAAAACTGCAAAACAACTTTAATGTCTTCTCTTTGATTAATCGACCTAGTTATTGATGGTCTATTATCAATATAAATTATATCTCCAGAGTATTTCTTTACGTCTGGTTTTGATACACCATTAGTAAATACTTGACCAAGATAATATGTCCTACTATTTATGACTGTAGATATACCACTAAAACTTGTATCTATTCCCAAAGTAACGGATCCACCATCTATAATTAGTGATCCACCAGATGCGGGTGAAGAAGTAAATTTATTTAACTTAAACCCATATGTTGAGGAGGAAGTTCGTGAACCATCTGTATTAAATCCAACCAAAGACTTATCTTGCCAATATTTTAATACTCCAGTGATCTTATCATATGAGACCACTCTTCCAACTGCAGTTGATCCAATACCAATTGTTTGTCTAACTTGAGTATCTGGAAGAAAAACTGCTGTACTATATCCTATTCCAGTTAATCTTAATGCATAAATACCACTTGCTTTATCTGCAGTAAGATTAGAATCCGAATCTATATTTTTTGGATTTCTAACCAAACCAATCCTAGCGATTTGATTTCCTGTGGTAAAAACCGTGTTCTGGTCGCTATTCTCTATTCTAGAATGTAACAATACCTGATATGCACCCAATTCTCTATATATATCTGCTCCATGACCGCCATCTGGAGGAATGATTACATCAAAAGATGGAGTAATAGTTGCAGTTGGAACACCCCCCGCTACTAAATCTACAGTGCCATAAGTATATCCAGAACCACCATCTGAAACTGTTACAGAAGAAACTTTGGAATCACCATCAACAACAATAGTTACCTTCGCATCTGAACCATCTCCGTTAATTGGAATATTTGTATAAACCGCATTAGCAGTTCCAACACCAACACCACGGTTTTTAATCGTTACGATTTTTATTTGCCCACTTGTTGCGGCATTATTTCTTATGGATGCATTTTCCGTATTTGTTAACCAGTTTCTTGGTACTGGTATAAAATTTGCAGAATCAAATTTTAATATCTCATTTGGTTTTATTGTAAAAAGATATTTCCATATGTACCCATCTCCACTATCGCCCGCTATTCTTGGTTCTAAGTCGGTAAATGTTGGTTGATCCAAAGAAGGCCTACCAAGAAGATTTTCTGGATCTGTCCCATTATGTAAACATATATAAACTTTATAATCTTCGTTGACAACATAATAATTTGCGCCGTATAGATGAGTTGCTTCAGATGGTTTTGATGTGTTAGTTCTACTTATATCATGTCTATACATATCATAAGTTGTTCCAGACGACCAGACATTCTTTTTTACCACCTGTCTAGCGTCTTCACTAAATATTCTCTTCAATGCAATTATAGTATCCCAACAATCATCCTCCTGCTCGAAACTATCTTTTGGCGCAGGGGGACTAAAATCCCAGTTTTCGTTATAATTTGTTGGATTTGGTAGTCCAACAAATGAATAATAACTATTTTCTCCAGAGTCTAAATCTGAGATAAAATTGTTTGCATTTAAAACTCTAAACTGATTTGTTATAATCGCAGCCATTTTTAAGTTTTTTATTTATTTATGAGTTATACTGCAACCGTACTTAAGGTGCCAGCATCATCTACAATTAAACGGTATTGCGTACCATTGGGCGATGTAAGAATAATACCCTGAGATGTATTAATACCAACCTTTACATCACCTATAACATCAAGTGTTTTGCTTGGCGATGTTGAATTAATTCCAACTAAACCATTTGATGTTGTAGTAATTACAGTTCCACCAGTTCCAACATTAAAAGTAGAAGTTGATGTAACTATACCAGAAACATTTAGATTCTGATAAATTTCTACACCTGCACTATTAAATGTGGAATAATTAATCAATCCAGTTTCATCAGTTATTCTTACTTGCTTAGCACCCACTATGACTGGAAAATTACCAGAAATATCTCTTACATGACTGCTTCTACCACCAACCCATTCATTAGAAGCGTGATAAACTTTAAATGAATTTGAATTACCTAAATTTAATTCTTTGTCATCTATGAAAAATGCGTGATCGGAAAAATTGACATCATTGTTGAGATATAATGGTTGACTAAAAGTAGAAACCCCAGATACGCTAAGTTGGTTTGCAAAAAATGTAGATCCACTTATCGTATTAACAGTAGATAAAGTTGAAACTCCAGAAACATTGAGTTGATCTGAAGATAAATTTGTTACGGTGCAAGCAACTCCAGTGAAATTCGTAATAATACCACTGATAATAGACGCATTTGTAATATTTGAATTGGTTAAAGTACTGATGCCACTTGAGTTTATATTGGAAATTGTTAATTGGTTTGAGGTTAATACTTCAGTATCACCTATCTTATACGATTTATTCGATGGAATATTTATATTTTCGCTAGATTTTAATGATTCACTGCTGTAGTTCCAAAGGAATGTTTTTCTAATGTTAGTTGAACCAATACCAATACCTGAACCATCTAAAAGTAGATCTGTTTCTACAATTGTAGCAATTCCAACTGTAAAATCTCCAATAGTAATCTCTCCAGTAGAAACACTAAATTGAGATCCATCAACATAAAGATCTCCCTTTATTCTTAGAGATCCTGTATTATTACCAACTCCAGATGGATCAATAATAATTTCAGAAGGTCCGCTAATTGTGTTTTGGTTTATATTAATTGCAGAACCTTCGGAACCAACTGAAAATTGGGTTGATGTTATAATACCAGAAGAGATAATATTTGTATTTGAAATTGTTACTAGTGTAGATATGCCACTATAATTTAGATTTGATCCATCTAGATTGGATATAGATGCGTTTGTACTAGTTAAACTAGTTACTACTCCACTTCCAACATTTAGTGTGGTTAAAGTAGCCGCTATTCCTATTATATTAGCGATATTTCCATTTGTTATCGTAGCAGCAGACCCTGTTACTGTTAAATTTCCAAGAGTGCAATTTATAATATTTGCATCGGTACTATTAAGGGTTGTTATTGTCGCTGCAGTTCCTGTTAAATTCGTTACTGTTCCACTAGAACTATTAAGCCTTGTTATAGTACCGGCAGCACTTACTAAATTAGTTACATTATTATTTGTACTGGTTGAATTTGTGACAGTTAAATCCGTTCCAAAATAAGTTGTAATAGTAGCTGCAGTTCCGGTTAAATTGGTAATGGTGCTATTTGTATTAATAATATTTGCAATTGTACCAAAACCAGAGTTAACTTGACCGTTAAAAGTTACTGATGTCACAACACCAGTAAAACTTCCATCACCAGATACAGTCAAAGAACTGCTTGCATTTGTAGTTCCAATACCAACACTTAGTGTGGTGTTAATTCCGGTGGAATTTTTATTCCAAATACCAACGTTTAAAGTTGCACCATTTCCAAGAAAACTATACAACTCATTAAAATTACTATTAATTTTAATAGCACCAACTAATAGTGTATCACCATCACCAACATTGGGAGCAGAACCAGTATTTATCCCTAATTTTGCCATTGATAGATATACCTTTTTTAGATATTTATGAGTTAATTGTAGTCATTATATTTCAATGGATTAAATCTAATAACAGATGCGGAAGTGCTAATTCCACCAATTCCATAAGAGTTAAATTCATTTGGCGATGTTCGATTAAGATTGGAAATTTTTCCCCATGTAAAATTACCACCATAGTAAACAGTATTGTATGGAATTAGTGAAGATGTGTCGAAATAATCAAAAGTATAACTAGTAGAGTCAAAAGTGATTGCAGGAGATCCGAATCCAATAGTGCTAAGTCCGACAGATGAATCGTCATCAGATTTTGTAACTACTCTTTTAACAGAAGTTGTTCCAATTCCAACTATTTCAGAAGTAATAGTTTGTATATTACTTACTTGATATATTCCATCAATGTATTGTGTAGAAACTCCAATTACTGAGTCATCATTTCTATAATTTGTATAAGTTTCTGTTGTTAGACTTACATTTGAATTTTGTATGACAAAATAATCTCCAATTTCTATCTGACTAATTGTGACGGCAGTTCCAACAATATCCTCATCTCTTAGTATAGAATTATTTGGAATATGGAAATCGAATATTTTATATTTACTAATACCAATCATAGTTTTTCCATATCCAACCACAGCTCCAAAATCACCAGAATAACTAATATTATCAATTACTTCAGACTTGGGTGTTGGTGGTTCAACTAAAACAACAGGAGAACTCAACGTTGTATATCCAGACCCTACAAAATCTATATTAATTGATGAGACTGTACCTGCAACAGAAACATTTGTTGTCGCTCTTGCTGCATACTCGCTTCCAAATCCTATTGGATTTTGAATGGTAATTGAAGGTGGGTTTATTGGATCATATCCAATACCACCATCAGTAATTAATATCGAAGAAACAATGCCCGCAGAAGAAATAATTGCTGTTACTGATGCCGAAACAATCACATCTTGAGATGCGACCAATATCTTATTTTGGGGTTCTTGTGCTACAAGATATTCTTTTTTGCTGTCAAAAAATGTCTTTACACTTTCAACGTATATTTCAGTAGAACCAACACTAACACTTTGAATTATATTTGTTGTTGGTTGAATAATTGGTTCATTTATAATTCTATCTTTTGTGAATAATTTATTGTCAATAAACAAATCATCTGTCTGTCGATATAAATTAATAGTTCTTAACAGCGATTGATTCTGTGATATTCCTGGACCTGGATAATTATTGGTATTAACTGAGTCAACAGAGTTTATTCTAGTTATTATTCTATCATTTTGACTTAAAGCGGGAGATTCATTCGTTATTCTTACAAAATCTCCAATCTTAATTTTTTGTTGTGGAGTTACATTTGCAATATCAACACTCGATGTTCCTTGATAGAAAATAATTCTGCAAGTATCTCCATACTTTGGAGCCTCAGTGAATAGTATTGTACTTCCTCCATCAAATATGTAACTTCTATTTGGAACTTGTAAGATGTCATTTAAAAATACTAACAATGTTGCCTGAACTTCAATCAACGATCCGAGTCTTGATTTTATGGAAACAGCAGATTCGTTATACGTTAATGGGAATAAAGTTCTAATTCCATCAAACAAATCATCTAGAGGATCGAAAATTTGTAAGTCACCAAAGAACAATCCTGAGAATGTGTCGGATGTTGTTCTATCAATTTCTAAAGAAAACTCTGAGAAAGTTAAACTATTATCTGTTGGTATACCGACAATTCCACCAATATCAACTGTCAATACTTCCCCTTGTCCGTATCCATATCCAAAGTTTTTAATATCAAAGTTAATTACACTTGATCCGTTGCCGACAACAATATCAACTTTTGCACCAGTTCCAAATCCAGTTGAAGATGATTGGCTATAAACTAATGGAATATTTGAATATGGTAGAGGATTATCAAAGACAACTTTTGGTGGATTTGATCTTGTATATCCAATACCAGGATTAGTGACAGCAACACTTACAATTCTTCCATTACTTACTGCAGCTGTTCCAATGAATTGAATATTCGGAGTACCAGTTGATGAAGTATAAACTCCAACATTGACAAAAGTTTGAATTCCTGCTCTATATCCAGAACCGCTATTTCCAATACTAATCGAAGATATTGTACCTGCAGCAGAAACTATCGCAGTTCCACCTGCAGCAACCAGAGGTTGATATCCAAATCCACCTGTTGAAGCAACCGATACAATTATTCCACCTTTAGGAACATTTGTTGAATTGATGTCATAAGATGAAGTTGGAGTAGATCCTGTAAATGTTATTGTTGTAATTCCCGCACTTTCTTCAAGTAAATAATCTCCAATAATTGTTTTAGGTATAGTTAATCTCTGTGGACTTTGTGCTACCTGATTGATTAATAAAATTCCATTGCTAGTAACAATTCCTGATAGATTATTTTTATTTGATTTTAAGATAAAATCTGTTTTAATACCATTGAAAGAATCTGAAATATCATCGAGAATGTAATTTGTAGAATATGCTTCACTTGCAGTATTTTTAAATCCGGATCTTAAAAAGATTCTTCCACTAAAAGTAGAATGAGTTGTTATTCCAGTCCAATCAGTTTCATTATTTGCTGATGTCGGAACTGGTGTTGGTCCATATGGTGGATTAATAAAGTTGATCTTGTTATTTGTTATGTTATAAGATCCAAAAAGTTTTGTAACCAAAGAGTTCTGGGAGTGTGTTGATATACCAGTACCCATCCAGGATCTATCAACCAAAATTGAGTTTGTTTGGCCGTATCCAACACTCCTAACCTTCATTATTTCGTCATCAATCTTCAGAAGATCACCACCAAAAATAGAAGTTATTCCGGATAGACGAACAACGTCGTCAGATATTAATAACGGTGCTGCAAGAGTTGAAGTGACCGCTGTAGAAACAATAGGAGATTGGATAACATTGTCAATTGTTATCAATGATTTTGAATTTTGATTTGTAGATGTTAATTTGTGTATAGAACCTATTCCAACTGATGTAATATTTAAAACTTGAGGGACTTCTTTTAGAGCATTCTGAGCCGTAGAAGCAAGTTTAATTGTCGAATCGTTTATTTTAACAACGTATAAATTAGAATGTAACTTATCAGTAACTCCAATTCCAGCAAAAGAAGTTTCTGCAATTCCTATTGGACGGGCAAGTTCCCCTTCATAACTATAGGTTACTCTTTCTCCAGTGACAAAGAAATGATTTGGTAGTCTGATGGTGCTATCTGTTATATTAACAATACTTGGATTGTTTCCATCAAATGTTCTTTGGAATATCGGAAGTTGTTTATATAGTAGATCAAATTCTCTCCTAACTTCGGATGAAGTAGAATTATAAATTGCATTCCCAGTTTCAACTGAACCACTAAGTAAATCTATTCTAGAAGCGCCTGGATCTGTTATTCCAACTCCTAAAATATTTTCAAATACTCTAACTTCCAATTCAGTATTTTGAATTGGAATAAAGCAAAGTTGAACATTATCTCCAGTAATTTTTGCACTAACTTCACCGAGATTTAAATCTGTATAAATTTTTCCAAACTCCAGTATGTTTGCATCCACATTTGTGCTTGCAACAACAACTTCAGACATTTGATGTCTATTGTTTACTTTATCGGAAATAGAAATAATATAATATGAAGAATTAAAGTCTCTCTTATCGTATTCGCAAATTACATTTTCTCCAGGAATTGCAGTTGCTCCTACTGATACATAATTAGACTTTAATCTATTTGTAGATACATTCAAATAACCGGAATTAATAGAGGTAGAGTCATTTGCTAATGAATATACGACAGAATTGACGGTGCATGAAGTGTTAAACCCTACATTTGGGGTAAAACTTATATTTAAGGTAGATCCAGAAAGATAAGCTCCATAAGTTCCAAAACCTGATGAAGATGATGTTATATTGTTATTAAAAGATCCATATTCTAAAAACACAACATCTGTTCCATCATGAATGACACTTATTTCATTATATTCATAGAATGTATTATTATCTGAAGAAATTTGTACTAAAATTTTTGATGCTCGATAAGATGATGCAATAGAAACTATATTAGTCGCATTTGTATCATTTTCTGAAATTGTATAATTTGAGGTTTTAATCTCAACAATATTACCTAAGAAAATAGTTGATATTCCAGATGCATCATTCTCTAAATCATATGAAATATAATTTATGTTGAAATTATTTGTTTTATATTGGTTTGGATAAAATAGGAGATTAGCTTCGTTTCCAATGAAAGATACATCAAATGACCCCAAATCTCCAACAGTTTCTACCCTAGCATATTGGTTTATATGAGCGTAATTGCCATCATGTAATATAGTTACCAAAGAGATTTGTTTCTCGCTAGAAAATCTTCTATCAAAAACATCAATAATATATTTTTTACTTCTATTAGTATTTCTCTTGAAACTATTAACTGCCACAGATCTTGAAGATCTCTCTTCACTATTAAATTGATTGCTTATATCATCAACAATTAATACTCTATTGTTTAAAACTTGTGTATAATTGGATACTTCAGTATTTTGGAATATAATTTCGTTAGATAAAATTTCGGAATCTATAGTTATTGTTTTTTCTTTTACAAAATCAAAATCATTAACACAATTGAATCCAACAACTTGGGGAGAAAATGACTCTACATCAATTTCGCCAAAGTCTTGTGTGGTAGATATTCCAGTGAAACTATCAATTCCGGACTCAACAACTAAATCGCCAAATTTTTTAAATCCTAAAGTATGATTTTGTGAAGTAACTACTTCATCCCATTTATTATACTCTACTTTCGATTTAATAGAGTACGAGAAGAACTGATAATAATCACTATCATGAATTTTTTGATAATCATTATTTAAAAATCCACTTTGAGTTTGAAATCCCTTTTTAACTATTGAATTTGATGATACTGAATAGTCTGCCTCATATTTTTCTACAGACAATATAATTGCATGAGTATTTGATGAAGAACCTCTTATTGTTTCTCCAACAATGAAAGTTTCATCGCTAAAAATTTTTAATGATTTTGAAATAGAATCCCACTCATCAACAATTCCTATAGAATTTTTAGATTTTACTTCTTCTTTGTTGAAAAAGTTATTATATAGTAGATCCGCTTCAAATATTGGGAAAAACTTTTTGGGAACTATTTTTGCCGATAAATTTTGATTTACAAAAACTCCTGGATTTTCATTGCCATTTAAATATTCTGATAAATTATAAGTTACGTATGGATATCCTCCAATATTAACATTTGCAGAGGTTAGGGAGAATAAACTATATCCGTAAGATGATGAATTGTATCCTCTAAGAGTAGTTCCAATCCCAACACTTGTTCCTTCAATTAAAACCTCATCTCCGACAGAAAATGGAAAATCTTCAGAATTTGAGTATGTACTAGCTAATGAAACGATTACATCTTTAGTTGCTGGATTAAAAGTGATTGAATTAATTCCTATTCCATTAGAATTATTAATTGGGAGAATTATTGGTTGTTGGTCGCTTAGTTTTGCAGTGTCTCTTATGACAGTAACTACCCTATCACCCAAATCGAAAGTTAAATCAACATCATCAATAACTTCATTTCTAGTGGAGTCTATTAGTATTAAGTCTGGTGCTATGTTATAATTCTTTCCTACAGATGTTATTCCAATTCTGTTGATAGAAAGTAAAGGATCTACTCTTACAATATACGGTAGTTTGATAGTTGGTCTTATAGTATTATCTGCAGAATACTCAAAACCAATGTCTTCAATCTCCGTTGCAACAATTTTACCAACACTTGATGATTTCGGAACTACTAAAGCAAATTTACCTTCGGATGATGCAATTGATGTGATCTTAGGTAAAAACTTATATTGATTTCCGCCCGAAATAAATTTAAAGTTATCAATCTCACCATCAGCGAAGAATGAATCTGTTGTGTATGATAATTTAGCTTCAGATGACAAATATGAAACTCTTTCTGGTTTATCCTTTGTATTATATGAGAAAGTTGTTGATGTAATTCCAGAAATTAAATGACTTCCAGAATAAACACTATCTTTGATCTCTATTTTATTATTTTCTATAATATCTTCAAAGTCTCTGATTATTTCATTATTTTCTGCATAGTTTGTATTTGTATTAATTGGTTCTAATCCATAATACAGAACTTTTGGTAAAGTATTGGAGACAGATAAAGTAACTTTAGCATCTGTAGTTATACCAACAGTTCCTGATTTTACAATCTCAAATGAATTTTGAACTCCAGATGATTCGATAGTGTTTTTTAATTTTTGATCTGTATATAATTTAAAATCAAAAGATGGATATGGAATGGAATTTATAAGATGACTCAAAGAACTATCTGATAAATCAAAAATAACACTTTGATTTCTGAATACTTCAATTTTTGGATTTATTAATGATAGAGTACCGTTTCCAGTACTAGTTAAATTTATGTAATTTGGTTCTGATAGTGTAGTTTCATGGTATGTCGTTGTTAGTTTAATTTTATTTTCATCGATAACTAAAATGAAATATATTTGGTTGTTTTCTAGCCCACCAACTGGAGAATTTGATGTGTAAATTGCCTTTTGCCCCGTTTTATATCCATGAGAAACTATGGTAATAGTATCCTTAATTGTGTCAACATCTGATGTAAGAAAATCTTTTGGATTGACTACCATCCTACGATGGTAACCATTATATTTGATAGCGTAATTTACACTCAATTGGGAAAGGGTCAGCATTGTAACTCTATCATTCACCTGAAGACCATGAGAAGATGCTGTAGATACAGTAACTAAGTTTTTGTCAACTTTTCCTACAATTATATCTTTATAATCGGTTTTAAAACTATGTACGACTCCGGTGCCAATACCAGTAAAGAATAAAGTATTTGTAAATATTTCGGTGTTTATTCCTACAAAATTTCCAGCAGAACCAATTCCAATAGGATTCGTTGCAATTCCGATTAAATTATTTTTTGTTACGGCTGCATAAACTATTTGGTTATTTAATAATTCAAAAGATGATTGTCCGTCAGTTGATACTGAAATTGATGTTCCACCATTATTTGAATAGATTAAAGAATCTCCTGTGAGTAAATTATGATCTGGTAAGAAAATTGATTTAGTTGGAATAAACAAAGTTGTTCTTCCGAATCCAGGATTGGAAAAAACTAAAGTGTGTCCTATACCAATTCCATTTATAGTTCCGAGACCAACAGAATCTGATGGATTAAAGTAAATTTCTTGATTTAAAGATCTACTGTATATTGATGTGATTACTCCTGAAGTAATTTCAAATTTTCTAGATCTTTGCGATAGCAGTGAAGATATTGAATGGGATGACCCAACAGTATTTTCATAACCTCTAACAACTCTTATTCTTTTTAGTTCTGGTTCAATATTTAAAACTTTTACTTTTTCCGTTTCAATTTCTAAAATATCATTTTCCCTTATATAAGGATATCCTAAAAATCCAGCAACTTCAAAATAAGTAACAATACCAGTTGATGTTATTGAATCTGCTGCAGAAACTAAAACTAAAGTATCAGTTCTTACACCAACTCTGTATGATCCATTTAAACCACTTCCAAATGTACTTATCCCACTGACATTTATTATGTCAAAATCTGAAAGATTGTGTGGAGAATAAGAAAAACCTATGAATGTATTGCCTCCAAAGTTACTTGGATAAAATTCTACATTTAAAATGGAGGTTGTGCTCGAAGAAACTTGATTTACGACTTTGCCCTTTAATTGAGAAACTTCAAATGATGCTTCTTGTCCTCCAGTTCCTTGATTATTGAAGATAATACGATCTCCAATTTTATAATTTTTTCCAGAAGAAGTTATTCCAACAGAGTCAATAAAACCAACACTAGTTTTTTTAACTATTGAATTTTGCGATTTTATTTTTTCTGGTTGAGTTAAGAAGTAATAACCACTTCTATTATTTTGTAATTTGTAAGGTTTTGTATTTCTAAAAAATTCCGTTTTATTTAAATCTACCTCATCTTGATTTGAGGTAAGTTTAAAATTATAATCTATAGGGATAGATTTAAATTTATTACCTATTAAATATGGAAATACTGGTTTTCTATAATTTCTAAATGATCCAGATTGTTCGTTATTATTTGTATCTATTGTTGCAAAGTATGCATAAGTTCCTTTTGGATATTCTGGAGTAACTCCAAATCTACCATTAAACTCATCAAGATCTCCAGAATTTGTATATTCGTAATCTTCAACAAAAAATCCTGCTGAATACGTAGATGTACTTGGTCTCTCAGATTTTAAAGATAATGTATATCCAGACTTTAAGAGTTTTATTGGTCCTCCACTAGAGGTTGAGTGTCCATATGGACCATAAATTGGATTACCATCATAAGCCCACCCAATTATTGGAGAATGTGTGTTTGAAAGTAATTCTACACCAGCATCTAATCTAAGATCTGGAGTGAAAATTTCGGTATCGTTAAGATTTGATATTCTACCCAGTATCCTTCTTAGATATCTTGGAGCATATGCATGAGTATATGCTAATCCATACTTAGAACCAATCTCTGGGTGAATAATACCATCATCATCGGAAATTATATTATCTGTAAGATTTTTTTGTACTAAATTAATTTTCCAAGTCTTTGGAACAGATTGGAATGCTGCCCCAGACCCAGATGGAATAACATTAATCGCAGTGGTTGCAGTTGTAAATCCTTGTCCCCCATTAATTACTTTAATTTCTGAGATAGAACCATTAGAAATAACAGGAGATAATATCGCACCAAAACCTTTACCAACAATTTCTAAAGATGGTGGAGAATTGTACTCAGAACCACCCTTAATGATTATTACTTGGGATATTTTATCTCCAGAAACAATTGGCAATAGTTGTGCATTTTTTCCAGTTTTTAATGTAAATGTTGCTTGTCTGTTGAAATTTAATATATCTTCAGAACCATACCCAAATCCTCCAGTTTCTATGAATACTGATTTAATTTCTCCACGCACAATTGGTTGAACAATTGCGTTAAAATTTTGATTTGTTCTTGAAGATACCCCTATTATTCCATCTAATTTTACTGTAATTGGTTCATAATTGAAATTGTGAATTCCAGATCCTTTTGTTTTGAAATTTACAAATTGTTTTGTTTTATAATAAAAATCTTGCGTAGTAGTTACACCGACAACAGCAGAACCAATACCAACTGTTAATGCAGTACCGACCCTAGATAATTTAAAATAATTTTCATCGATTGATGTTACGTAATAAGATTTTCCTGAAGATAAACCAACTATTTCTTGTCCCGTTGTTGAATATACTACAATTTCGCCTGTCTTATAATTATGATTTGGTGCAAAAACTGAATTAGAACTAGTGCTAATTCCTGATGGAAATACAGAAATTTTTCTATTTCGGTATCCTTTTCCAGGATTTGTAATTTTAATTGAACTTACTTTCTTTTTTATTATTTGTGAAGAAAAGTTGTGTATTCCCACACCATAAGAAGTTAAGTCCACGGTGTTAATACCAACAAGAGCATCTTCATATGTCTTATGAAGTGTTATTGTATTTGAATCAATTACATAAGTATAATAAGTAGAATCTGTTGATAATCCACCAATAGATTGCTGACCCTTTGTTTTATAAATAATGCCTTCAGCATCTCTAAATTTATGATACGTTGTGAACCCTATAGTATTATTTGCTAGATTTACAAGTCCAATCGATTCAGTAGAGTTAAAAGAAACTGTATGTTCGACTGGGAATAAATCTACTTCTGCTATTGCACCACTTCCACTTCCGCCTGTTATAGAAACAGTTGGAGGTTTTAAATAATCAAAACCGCCATCTATGACAACAATATTTTCAAATAAACCTTCAACTTCACAATATGCACTAGCGCCAGTGCCTACAGAATCTGATATTGAAAGAACTGGTGGTGTGATTACATCATAATCCTCCCCAGAAGCTAAAACATTTATCTTTTCTAATGGACCATAAAAAACAGTGTCATCTGATTTATAATTTAAAATTTCTACACCGTTTGCAAGTATGCCAATAGTTCCCGTTTTAGTTTCATTTACTTCAGATACTTCTTGTGGTTTTTTTAATTTTTTTACTAATTTTTGAGACTGCAAGTACTTATTTGCCTGATCTGACATAACAATCTCATTATCCGTTACAGTCCCTGTAAGAGATATGTAAATATTTTTATATAAATTTTCTCTACTTCTAGATAATTTTATAGTAGATGAGTCAACTTTTTTTACAAAATAAATTCCTTCTGATATATTCAGTGAATTTTCTGTGGATTTTGGTTTATAAAAGATGGAATCTCCCGTTAAAAAGTTGTGCTGCCCTACATTGATATTTTCAGAATAGTCAAAAGTTCCACTAAAAGTTACTGATCTTTTTTTAGTTTCTAGTTGAGAATTGAAATAATTAGGTATCGATGAAGATGTTACGAGATAATTTCCTAAATTATCAACGTAAACATTCTGAACATTTGCAGTATAAACACTTGCTTCGGGAAAATTTTGAAATTTTCCTTTTGATAAAACCCTATGAACCCAATCTTTCTTAGTCGTATCTATTTCGCCCTGACCACTTATATTAAATGATTTTGGATTCGAAATTGATATTATGGTAGACTCAATTTTTGTACCATCTGTCAAAAATACTGAGATCCTATCTCCAATATGAAAATCGTTAGCATCAAAGGTCTTTACTTGATACGTGAAATTCTGAGTATCAATCAAAACTAAAGAATCTATCTGATATCTTGTTGCAACGTTAAACATCCAATTGTTTGCAACAATATCTTCACTATATTTTCCTAGCGTCTTAATTTTTATATTATTTCCTTCAGAAAAAAGTTTTGTATCAGAACCTAGATTAATATCAGATAAAACACCAGTAACTCTAACTTTTACGATATTATTTGTTCCTATTCCAGAATATGCATAAGCATAAGAGTCAATTCTAATGTCTTGAGTCTGTGGAATAACTTGTGAAATTCCAGAGCATTCATAAAATTGAGTATATGATTTTGATTTATAACTTATGGAAATGGAAGTTCCGTTATTCAAATCTGCAATTAAAGTTCCTGAATTTGGAAATCCTAGTGTGGAATCAACATCTATAACACTAGAACCAATTGAAACTGGGGTAATAGTTTTTGTGATTGGATGTATAGAAAATTCTCCGGAATTACTATTACTTTCATTTGGATTATAATCTAGACTAAGAACATAATATTCTTTTTCTCCTCTAATAATTCTTTCAACATTGTTTATAGAACCAAATGCTTTTTGAAAAAAGTCAGTTTTGTCTTGGAATAAAGTTCTATTTACAATTTTTTCAGGATCTCCCTCAATAGCTTCAACGACTAAATCTTTTACAATCCGATATTGAGCATTTGATGGGATTAGTAAATAATCGCGAGGTTTAATTACCTCAATCTCATCTCCATATAATGCTTTGAATAAAATTTTAAAAGATTGATCTGTACCTTTAGATGAATAAAAATCCTTTGACTGCTTAATAAATATATCCTGATTTAAATCAGAATAGAGTTTTCTATCCTCAAAACCAGGAGCAAACTGTTTTTTTATTTTTATAAAAAATTCTTTTAAAAATAAAATGCTAAGGTTAGTAACTGTTGAGCCTTCAAGATGTTCGTTAATTTGCGATGTAGAAAATACTAAATGATCTTTGCGACTTGGATTTTCATACGAGGTTACTCCACTAAAGCCTCTTACACAACCATTAAAAGATGTATTTGTCTTTGATGTATATGTGATAATTTCATTATCAATCTGGATAAGTCCATAAGAATTGGGAAATCCTCCGGTAGATACTACATTAATAGTATCATCTGTTAAAGAAATACTAGATGTAGTTTTTGTCGAACTAGTTAATTTAGTTAAGTTATCTATTTTTACATACTCATCAATATTATTGAGAATATCTAAAGCACCACTTTGATATTCCAGTGATGAATAATATGTAGATAAAAATTCTTCAACTAATGGAAATTCTTCCTTTACAAAATCTGGAAGTTGATTTTCAATAACTGAACTAATTTTAACTCGTGTGTTTCCCATTTTTTACTTTCTTATAAGACTTCCGTTTGTGTAACTTGTAGTTGCCGTATAGAATGAAGCAGAACTGTCATAACCAGTTTCAATTTCATCCAACTTCATTTTTAAATCACTGCTATTAATATCTAGTTGCAAATAAAGATCCTGTTTTCCAATGACATCATTCGAAAGTGGTATTGCAGAAATTTCAATTATTGAATTTCCATTAGATTTTTTAACTGTTGAAGCTATATTGATAGGAGACAAATTAATTTCTCCCTTAACATAATCAATGACACCTACAGACTGTTTAACAATTATGGCATCACTGCCTGTTCTTGTTGCAAAAATAAAAAGAGTTCCTGTTTGCTTATCGGCGTTTGGTATATCTCCAAGATAAACGGTGTCTTGTATGCCGACAATATTAAATCCGGAAGATTTAATATTGTATCCACTGGCACTTTTTACATAAAAACTATTTCCATAGCAAATTTCGTATTCTGCTAACTGGTTTACCAAAACATTCAAATCCCTTCTTATATTGACTAATGTAATATTTGAAGTTATTGATTGATGACTATCATCAATAATTTTCTGAAATTTGCTATACTTAAATTTAGCTCCGTACTTATTAATCTCAGTGGAGTTTGCATAAGTATTAATATTATTGTAGATGATAGATCTTATAGAATCTGCATCTGGAGCTAAGTTTCCATTATAGTTTGCAGTAACATCAACTTCAACGTATATGTACTTCAGATCTATAAAGTCTACAACTATCCCAGCAACGCTATAATCTCTCAGTTTAACTTTTAGGTTTTCTTTTATAGTTTGTGGAATAAAAGTACCATTATATGGTTTTACGCTAACGAAGATTCTCCCAAATTCGGGTGGATCTAGAGTTTCTCCTCCATAAACAGAAACTGATTGAGCTTCTGGATAAATTCTGGGTATAATAACCTCATAGTCTGAGGCAGTAACTGCTCTGTTTTGGGTCGAATAAAATCTTGGAGCGTACTTTTTAATTGAATTGATTGATTCAATTTCTTGCCCGCCACTTGATGTAATATTAGTTGTCAGTAAAGAAATGCCAGAAGTTATTGATAACCCAGAATTATCTAATATTCTTCCATTAAAAACAAATGAATTAACGCCATTTGCTGATTCTCCATTTGTCACCAAATAAGATGCCTCAATATAATTCAGAGAATCTAATTTTTCTCCAAATACACCATCTCCAAAAATAAGTTCATATCTTTCATCTTCAACTTCTTGGAGGAAAAAAATCTTTGAAGATGATGTTATAGAAAATAAATTATTTGACTGTACGAACTTTCTTGATACTGAACTTGATTGATTATCTCTTACCGTAACAGTAATAAGTGAACTATCAATATTTGGGTTTGATAGAATAAATCTTTGATTTGCAATTTCTGAAGAAACTGTAAAATTGTCGGTTACATAGTTTCCTTCATAAATGGCAATATCTTCAAACAATGCAATTCCATTTACAACAGGAACTGTCACATCACTTAAAATAGCAAAAGAATATCCTTGATCTCCTATTGTTGGTGTCGTAGCCACTACACCTTTCTTTAATGTTAAAGTGAGGGGATTTGTTGCGAGATCTGTTGTGTCTACAAAGAATGAGATATTTGCTCTAGATGCGGTTCTAGACTTAGGAATATAACCAATATTTCTTGCAAGAGAAACCACATTTTCTCTTAGGGTTGCACTATCAATAAAAACCTCATTGCTAAGCATGTTAGCATTATATGAGGAAATATATGTGTTATACGCTAAGGTATCAATTAAAACTGATAGATTTGATCCTTCGAAGTCATAATCAGTAAAATTTGAATTCGATCTAAGGTACTCCTTAATCGAACTTTTTATTTGGTCGAAATCTAGATTTGTAAAATTAACTAATGGCATTATCGTGTTGGTTCTAATGCGAACGAGAGTTGTTGTGCGGGAACATCGATCCCAACAATGTTATAAATGACAGTAACGTTAAACTCATTACTGTCATAATTTGGTACTACATTTACTTCAATTAAATCAACTCTTGGTTCATAGTTTACAATTGTAAATTCAATCTCATCTTTAATAGCAATTGCAGTATTATCATCTAAGTTTTCAAATAAAAATCTAGAAATCCTTGATCCAATATTTTCATTAAAAAATCTTTCTCCAGGAGAAGTAAATACAAGATTTCTAATTGAACGAGATATAGCCGTTTCATTTTTAAGTGCGATTAAGTCATAATTTAAAGGGCTGACCAAAAAGGACATACTTAAGTCTTTAAATCCTATGCTTGTCCTTTCTAAAGGCATGAAATCGCACTTAAATCTATCTTATTTATTAGGGTTTTACCTCATATAGGGGTTCCGTACCATAACCCCAGTCATCATAATCCTCATCATTTCTGATTTTAGAGTGAATTTCATTTTGATGAAAAAAATCGTGTTTTTTGGGAGTTATTTCATCATTTGCAATCTCACGAAGCATCTTTTGCTTCTGAATTTGTTGCTCCCAACCATATTCTGAAGACAAATATTGGGTCCCCCACTGGTTTTTCATAAAATTTTGGTCTTTATCAACTTGTTTTGTCATTTTTTGCTCCTGATTCGTTAAAATCAGAACTTTTTACGGGGTTGCTATCCCGAATTTTTGTAATTTCGTACATAAAATCGTCAGATGTTTCAATTTTTCTACGATTTTCGACAGAATATTCGGTTAAATCAATTTCATACCCTGGATTTTTGGTAATTCTGTTCTTAGTCCATGCATCATCGTACCATAAAATCTTATTATTTGGGTATGCATAGAAATTTCCATTATCCATCTTAAAAAAGTGAGCACATTTATGCTCAGGAGTTTCACTAAAGTTAGTATTCAGTGTAGATTTTGATTCCCACGACCAATCAAGAGTAAAAAGATAAGTTCCTTCATTCTTTTCTCCGCGATAATTGATTAATTCGGCCCGTAAGTTAGCAAGTCTCGAACGAATTTGAATGTCAATATAGGGAGAAAAACAATCCCACCACATACACTCTTCTAATTCGGGTGCTGGTGCATTTGGTTTCCAACAAAATGCATGAATTGGTCTACGAGTCCAGTTGACTCCATTCTCTAGAAACGCCTCAAAGAGGGGTACATGCTTCTCTAAGGACGCTACGGAGTGTACGTCACATAAAGTTACCTCACCATGACCTTTTTTGTGATTGTAGAGGAACTCATTACGAATATAACAGGTAATCGTTGGAAGATTATGATTTAGATATGCCATATTATGATACAAAAAAAGCAGGAGTAAATCCTGCTCTATCTATAATATTAACCTCTACCTTGACCGCGATACCTTTTCTTACGCCCATTACGAGAGGTTGCACTGAGTAGTGTGCGAGCAGAACGTCCTTGACGAGTCTTCTTCGGTGCTCCGGGTTCGAACACAGTCTTATTACTTCCACCTTTAGCCATCGTTAATTTCCTCCAGTTCAATTAAATTAGGATCAACATCTTCATCCGAGTAAAAACGCTCAGCGAAGTCTTGAAGAACCTCACTACATTCTTCGGCAGTGAGGTTCATATAAATTTTACGTCCTTTATAAAGTACGTTATAACTCATTAGATTACGCGAGTTTTTTCATGTCCGACTCTAATACGAGGATCGCACCAGATTTCGAAGCCCTCTTCCTTTGCATCAAGACAGAATGAAACATCTTCTCCACACATATCTTGAACTGCTCCAGACTCAAAGACTTGCATCTTAGGCGCAAACCAAGGATATTCAAGTCTCTCAAAAACTCCATTCTTAATCATAACCCATCCAAAACCTGTATAATCTACAGTGAATGGCTTACGACGCTTTGAAATTGATTCCACAGTTTCATGATTCATCACTCCACCATTCTTACGGAAATCATCCTCTTCTAACCAGTGTGCGACAGAAGTTGTGTGACCGTCCTCAGTTGCATACCAACCTGCAACGATCTCTTTTTCCTCACCCTCTTCATTGAGAGCAACATCACAGAGTTGCCAGAACTTTTCACTTGTAAAAACAATATCACTATCAATCCATAGTTGATAATCATATTGTAGTTTTCCATCCCAAGGAACCTGCTTTGGTCCCCTTAGAACATTTGCTCCGAGTACTTTACAACGTGCAAAGTTAACCATTGATGAGTAATCTTGCGAAATCTGAATACTCATTCCATTCTGTACTAGATCAAAACAAAGTTGTACGAATGCTTTGAGAAAAATAAAAGAACATCCTCTACCAGGAAGACAGAAGACAATTGATTTACCTTTCATTCGTTCTTTAATTGCATCATAATCCCATTCTTGTTCTTTGGGTTTAGGTGCAGTAGCTTTAACAGTGAATCCTTTTGCCATAAGTTAAAATAACCTTCAACATCAATTTTAACAGTCTATATATGCGTTGTCAATTTTTCTAGTGTGATGAATTTAGAACCACTTCCTTATTCATAACTAACTCCTCATACTGCAAATCCTCCTTCTGAATATTCATATCAAGAAACTCAATCATTCTGTGTAACATCTCCCATGTTTCAGAAAATTTATCCTCTGAAAGGCTGTGATATATGCACCTGTCCTTTGCGTATATGTGATATATCTTCTCTTCTTTTCTCATAAAAAATTTTTTCGGAATTTTTTTATCTAGTCATTGCATTATATATCATGACTATCAGTATTCCAAGGGGCACTCCAATAATTCGGAATACCTTCCCTGGATACCGTATTAACCATCCTGCAAAGACAACCTTCCAGAATCCCCAGTGGGGACCCCTATTCCAATATGGGGTTTTTGCTCTTCTCATACCTTCCGGAAAATTTTTAAGAGATTGATATAACTTGGTCGATTTGTCACCTCTGTAGGTTAGGGTAGTTTGGGTTTTTTATAACCGCAACGCCGCCGCGACGATATAAACAATCGGCGCAAAACGCTGCCGATCACTGTTATCACCAAGCATAACATAAGTGCCCCTCAGTGTCAACCAAGGGGCACACAGTAGACTATCAGAACTCGATCGTATTCAGTGTCCCCAGACTATCAGTATCCTCAGCAACATTGTCACTGGTGAGATAGTCAAGAATCGACAGAATCTCAGTGCCGTTATCACATTCAGCCAGCATCGAGATCATCACAGACTTAGACATGTTGAGTGTTTGAGTGTTAGTTAGTGTGTGGTGAGTTGGGTATATTTTATGACCCCCCAATTCATAGGGTCACTGATGCTAACTGTACTGTACTCAGTTAACTGCGAAGACTTCAGCGCAACTATCAATGCCCTCTTGCTCAATGTCAGAGACGATAACATCGAGGATGGAGAGAATCTCATCACCAGTGTTACCTTGTGCCAGCATCGAAAGGATAACGGTCTTGGACATAATAACGAAGAAAAGTGTAGTGAACTGTGAGTGCCTAGTTTATACTCATGCGACAGGAGTTGGTGTTACTTAGAAGTCGAACACGTCGCTATTCAGTTGGATCACATTCACCCTAGGGTCAGAGAACTTAACACCGTCAGGAGTAGAGTATCCAACACCGATCTCTTTTACGAAGGTTTGGTAATCACCACACTCACGAGCGAGGTTATACAAACCCTCATCATTGTTGATCCAGAGAGCAACATTCCAGGTCTCATAATTCTCCCAACCGTTATAGGAAATGTCGAGAGCATTGCGTTGGAAAGTGTTAGTCATTTGGTAAGTCTTGAGTGTTAGCGGGGCGGTGAACTTGTGCCCCTCATACTATTAGGACACTTTACGGGGCCCAGTATTAGTCACTCACCCTACTTTGAATATCACTGAGAATCTCAGCTATCACCTCTACGCTATCCCTATCGTTCTGCTCTAGTTGTTGCATAACGTCTTGCAGTTGTGGTAGGATACTGATGACTAGTTGCGGCACCCTGATAATACTCATTTCACCCAAATTCTTATACTTTAGTGGTCTCATAGTTTTGTTAACATAACTGGGGGTATTTAGGGGGGGTTATGTTAACAAAACTCACATCACTAAATCACCACTTATCAGGACGGCTGAGGTCTTCCACGTATGCCGAAACCTTCTCAGCTGGTTCCAATTTGAATACCTTCTCCCACTCTAATTGATGAGGGTCGAAGTCCTCAAAGACTTCAAGTTCCAGAGTGACCCTATAACGCTGCTTCTGGGCTTGACGATATGCAACCGACATAAGTGTGCTCCGTGAGTGTTACTGAGGACAGTATAAGATGCTGAGGGCATTGTGTCAAGGTCTGGGGGTATTTATGAGGGGGTTTATATGTGGCGGAGGATGTGTGGGGATTTGATGACGCGGGGGTGCTTGACATTTCTGGGAGTTTGTGATAGCTTGCGCGCAAAGATAACAAGACTCTGAGGCATTTAAAGGGCATTAAAAGGGTCTCTAATTGATACGAATTCTTATCATTATCACCTCTTAATAACAATAATTATCGCACAAATAAATCACTCAGCTATAATTAAAAAAGGCTTTTTCAAACGTTTTAATACATTTTTGACACTAAATCACGTTTTTAGGCATAAAAAAAGACCTCACGAATGAGGTCTCTATGTATATTCAATCAAGTGCTAATCGGTAACGAGCATAATCCTCTGCATCGCTACGTTTGCGGAATCGTGCTTCTTCTCCTTCAAATCGTAGAGGCAAATACCTATACTTCTTACCTTCCTTAGTCATAACAATTCGGGAGAATAGGTGCAGTGAGTAACTACCATCCTCACTTCTTTCCTTCTCTTTCTTGACAATGAAAGGGAGAACTTGTTGATCGTTGAATGACTGTTTAGAGAGTAACATGACGGAATTGATTATCAGAAACGAATGATAAGTTGATCTAGACCAAAGACATCAGAATCATATGGAGCAGACACTAACTCTACACCTGACTGATAATACATTGGCAAATCATCAAATCCAGAATCACAAATGACGACATCTTGATTGAGTTGATCTTCGGTGAGAGATTGCAGTTGTGAGAGAAGTTCTTTGTAAGTCATTTGGTATAATCAATAATGAGTTGTTCGAGTGTATGAAGCGTCTTTACATTCCAGTTCTTAATATCACCATGAGGAGCATACAGTTTGCTATACCATCGACCATAAAGTTCAGGATTTAGATGTTGAACTTTCTCTAGAGTGTCAGCAATGAGAAAGTCAATTTGTTCTTGGTAATTCACTGTACTAATTCAGCAGGACTTCCACAGGAGAGATAGAATTGAACCATCCTTTGTGCTTCATCAAGTGTAGGAAAGCTTTGCGTTCTCCATTGTTGTTGATAAGGCGTAAAGTATCGGATTGTGAACATTTTAGTTTTGATTGTTGGAATAAAGAATGTCTAGCATTTGTTGGTAGTAGTTATCTGCTTCTACCTCACATTGATGAGACTGAGTTGCATCTTCAATCTCATATTGTTTCATATTAAGAGAGTGAATCACGTTGTCTAGAAGATTAGTCAGTGCTTCAATCTTTTGTTCGTTAGTCATTACAAACACCAATCAGCTCCTTCGGGATCGAATAACGTCCAGTTGCTAATATCTTGTGGGATGATATTATCTCGGGCAAAATCTCTTGCTTCTTGTTCAGTCTCAAACTCGTGAAAGTCGAGAATGTCATCATCGTTTTGGAGAAGATAAGACATCACTTAAGCACCATACCTTCAGTGAAAGGAATTGTGTTGTCATTATCTACAACAAACCATTCAAAGTCACGTTGAAAGATACGGGCATCATTTCCGTGAACTTTCAGAATAGCATTGAGACGTGATTTGGTGGTAGGAGTCTTATACCCACAGGTGTAAAGTTCAAGGAAGGTATCACCAATCGTTGCAATATGATTGCCATGAAGCATAACATATGAAGCATCACGTTCGGGCGAATAAGTTACCTCCGTGTTGTCATTTTTCCAGTCAGTGCAATCACAGATTGCTTTGTTCATTTGGGATTCGATCTTTCTCATGGTAGGAAGTGTTGTGGTTATACTACTAGGACACTTTGGGTGGCCCACTATTTGTTACTCAGAACTTTTCGATCCATTGTTGAATCTTTTGCAGTGCAGTTTGTTGATCGTTACACTTACACTTGCGGAACTTGGTAGTGTTTAATCCCTTGGAAATTAGTTCCAGTTTGCCATCAGCAAGACAGAAGATTCCATAGCGTGAGTTATGAAAAATGTTGTTAATCCATGACTCTTGACTATCAGCACTGACCTTAATAAAAGTGGAATTGCGCCCACTTAAAGTGCTATTGTCGATGTGAAGATAAGGGAACATAATTTCAGAGAGAGAATACTTTATATGTCACAAGTTGGGAATCTCGATCATACTTTTCATAGGACCAAGTACCTTCGGTTTGTTCAACATAAGAGTGAACATTGTCATTGGAATCTTCTTTCCAAAAGGCACCAGTTTCAGGTTGGAAGAAATAACCAGAAGCGATAAGTGCGTCAGTGAATGTCATTGTGATTTCAGTGTTAAGTAACAATAATCAGGCAGCGATTGCAGACTCTAGACATACCTCACGGGTTTCCATGATAGCATAATCAAAACCCTCAACTTCTTCTAGGTGCTTTTGATAAGCAACAGCAGCAGAGAAACAATCAAACAAGCGGAGAGATTTGAAGTTTTCACCTTCATAATCATAACCACCGATTACAGCGTAGACTTTCATTTCGGACATTTGGGAAGCGTTCATACTACTAGGACACTTTGGGTGGCCCAGTGTTTATCATCATCAATATCAAGACTTTTTATAATCTCGATTCATTGCAGCAACTTGATAGGATGAACGTGCCACAATTTCATTCCTAGAAGTGTGTTGAGATTGTGCGCGATGATTATATCCTACCCACACAAAACCTTGTGTTTTAAGGTCACATGCAACATTGTAAATCATGAGATCAAGAATAGTAAAGATTTGCAATTTCATTGCGAAGACGATTCAGAGTCTCCCAGTTTGAAATATATCCAACCTCGGAAGAGATGCTATCATCGAAGGTCGCATATCCAAGGACATCGACAATATCGTTCACATACAATCCTTGGTGAGCATTGAGTTCTTCATCATCAAACTGGTTGAAGTAACGAACCAGAAAGTTGAGTGCTTCAGTGTAAAGTTCTTGAGTCATTTGCATTTGATAGTATTTGGCAATTCAGCGAAGTGTCAGAGAGCGAGTATCAATCCAAACACCTTTATCAGTACCCATTCGGAAACTATGATCCCACACAAAGTGTGTCGCTTCCTGATTGGTAAGAATAAACTGTTTGCAGAGAATCTCTACTGCTTCAAAGATATTTGAGAATCGGAGAGTTGTAGACATTTTGGGAAGTCTGTAAGGGGTTATACTACTAGGACACTTTGGGTGGCCCACTAATCATTTGAAACTAAAATCGTCGGACCTTCAACTTGACAAAACTCCAACAGATAGTAATCAATAGTGATTCCAAGTTGTGATGCTTCAGTATAAAACTGTTGATATTGTTGACCGTCAAGAATAAAGAAATCAGTTTCAATCATGGGGTGCGATAATGTCAGCGACAGTGTGTAATGTGGTTGAAGTTGTGTTACGAACTGCAGGAGAAAGTATAAACGCAACAGCAAAGATCAGGAGAATTGTCTTCACTTTGTCGGGTGACTTGAATGTTAGACTTTTGCGTGACATTCAAACTAAGATCCACCGTACACATATTCGATTACACCTGCCTCATCAAGTCCTACAGATTCGATGACAGTGAATCGTGCATAGTTATCAAACTCATCTGCATAGTAATCTCCAACCTCTTTGATAAACAACTCGCGGCATTGTTCTTTGTTCTCAGCAGCAATAACTACCATTCCAGAGGTATAATCAGAGAGGACATTGTTAATGATAAACAGTTTCATGGTTTTAGTTAAGTTTCAGTCGAAGCGAGAGGATACATCAGGACCAGGATTCTCAAGGTGTGCAACACTATCAGCAACACCTTCAGCAGTTAGTGCAAATTGTACTTTTTTGCCTTCGTGATAGATGTCAAAGACAGATTGGACGTAAGGTGTTAGGTTGCCTTGCGAATCCCAGGCATTTCGTGTATGCGAAGTCTCAACGATTTCGTAGACTTTAGAGGTGAGAGGTGAAGTGTAGGTCATCATACTACTAGGACACTTTGGGGGGCCCACTATTTGTTTCGGGTGGATTCAGTTGTTACACTCTCCACCAATTCTTGCAGTTCATCGTCATCATAATAGTGCGACAGTTCTTCCATCAATTCACTCTCTTTATAGTCAATCATACTATCACAAATTGTGTCAATCGCAAATGCACACAAATCGCGCACATCCATATTGTCAACAACTCGCTCAGCATAGAGTTGAACGATCTTGGAAAGTTGGTCTTGAGAAAGTGTCATTTTGTTTGTAGGATTAGGAAGGGAAATCATTGAATAACAGTGCTAGTATCAGGATTGAAAGTAACTTCGGAGATCACATCAAAATCATCACTCATCTTGACATAATTCCAGAGAGTGTCAGTCTCATCATCCACATTTTCCTGATAAAGGTGAATGAAACCGTCATCACCTTGTTTTACATAACAACCATCATAATTCTCATCATCAAATACATAACCAGATGCAATCAGTGCTTCAGTAAATGTCATCATTTGCAGTAGTTAGGGTTAATTTGGCAGAACTGATCTGCTTGGCGTTCTTGATACTCACTGGTCGTTGCGTGTGCTATCAAACCAAAGCGAAGACCGAGTGCTAGAGTAGCAATCAAAAAAGCAATTCGCATCAGACTTCATCCCTCATTTCGGTGAGTTTGTCATACAGAGCAGGAATATCTGTCTCTGTAAGTTCAGTCAAATAGCACCAATCGCTAGACTCAAGAACTGCAAGAAGAGTATCAATCTCTTCAAAAGTGAGAGTGGTTTGTGTCATATTCAATCAACGACAGAGTAACAAGCAACCCAGGAAGGAATCCCAGAGAGTGATAACGAACCATTGCGGGCATCGCAATAGTCTTGTGCGTCATCTTCAGTGTAGAAAGGTCCAATATACTCGGGAGAATTGAGTGCATTGGAATCGAAGCGAACTGTGAATGTTTCAGTCATTGTGGTTTGTCTCATACTACTAGGACACTTTGCAGGGCCCAGTGTTTATCAGTTACGCATCAGGGAAAGATAACCATCCTCGGAGAGAGTATCCTCAGACAGGTTGACATTGCGAGCACAAGAGATTGCATCAGCAAAGTTATCGAAAGTACCAAAGTTTTTCTGATTACCACACCAGCAACCTTTGTACTCATAAATCATTGCTTCCACAGTAAATACATCGTTTTTGAAGTTACGATCTACACTGTGCTTGATATAAACTTTCCCGTCATTTCGGGTGTACTTATCGAAGATGGAAGACTTGAAAGTAAGAGTGAAATCAGTGATGAAATCACCAGTGAGATTGATGCTTTTTTGGAAGAGAGTTTCAGTCATTTAGTGGTTTTTCGTTTGAGTCCTTATACTACTAGGACACTTTAGGTGGCCCACTAATCATTTGAAACTCACATTCACTCCAACAATTCTAGCAGTAGGATTGCGTACTTTTGCTGTCTCGCGTGCATCTTTTGGAGAGTTAGCATATACTTCCTCCTTAAAGACTTTGCCACCAACGTAGAGATCAACGATGTACTTCATGTGCTTGTTTGTATTTTAGAAAAAATTGATGATTTCACTGCAGTGGATGACCTTTGACCCGTGTGCAGTGAAATTGCAGAAAAATCAGGTTTTTGGTTGAGTGGTGGACTGGGTTCTCGGTGAGACTCAAGTGAGAATCACAGGGTCTGCCAGTCTTGTGCCTCTTTCAAGTTAGAGTTAAAGAACTTTTGCAAGATAGACTCAATTACAGGTTGCCACTGTTTGTCTTTAATTGAGTCACGATTCTGTGCTTCGACAAGAAACTTAAGGATGCAAGTCTCTTCGTTTGGAGTGAAGTCAACGCGAGTGAAAGTGTAACCGTCAGTCATCATTTAATCCAGCAACTTTTGTTTGATTTGTTTTGTGCTCTTGCAAAAGAACCAGCATCGTGGCATAATTTAGAGAGTTTAATTAGAACCTCACGATCTTTCACTGGACGCTCAAATGCAAGATCATTGTTCATACTTAGAGAGACCAAATCTCTCAACAATCTTTCACATCGAAGTGCCTCATTGATTGTAAAGTTTTCGTTGATAATTGGGCGAAAGTTCTTCATAATCAAACAGGAAAAACTTCTACAGAACGAATAAGATTTGTGCGATCTTGTGCTAGGTAATCATCAGCGATTTTACCACACGATGAACGAGATTGAATAATCTTTTCCTCATAAAGATTCTCATCTTCATCAGGAACCCAATACTCAATCAGCATACGATAGGTTTTCATCAGTAGTGTGCCTCAGAGTAGTCAAGAACTTCGCTGTACTTAGCGATACCATCATAGCAACGCTTTGCCATTTCAGAATCACCTTCAGCGATGTAACCTTTCAGAAACTCAAAGCAGTATTTGATACGCTGCTCTGGAGTAACTTTAGCGAGTTGTTGTTGCTTACGCTCATAGGCAGCGTTGTAGGCAAACATCTCACGATCTTCGAGGGAGATGTTGTGAAACTTGCGGTCGGTAGTGTTATTCATACTACTAGGACACTTTGCAGGGCCCACTATTTGTTACCAGCGGCCTTGTTGTATGAGAATCTTTTTGATTTCAGTATAAATGAACTGACGAAGTTTAGTGTCGGCAGTGTTATCAAAAGCATAATAAAGACGATTCAAATACTCATTCTGTGTCAGTCCAATGTTACCATCACCACCGATTTCATTGAGTGATGAACCTGCCTGCACACGATTCTTTCCAAAGTTGCCAGACACACGCCCAGTTGTTCTCAGTTTGGGCTTTATCTTTGAGAGATTAGAGTATGTCATTTGAATTGTTCTAGAACATCAATAAAGTGTTGGATACAATCTTTGGGGATGTGGATGGTTTGGTATCCAGGACCATTACCATCTTCCACACTCACAGTGCCATACTCATCAGCAGTAAAATCAAAACTCCAACCATCTTCTTCGTGTTCGATTTTGATGTGTTTGGTGATAGTGTAAGTCATTCATCCTCCTCATAAGGAAACATTTCGTCGTATTCTTCGTCAGTTAGAGTGAGATACTGAACATCAGCATTTTTGTGCTCTTCAGCATACACTAATTGATAGTGTGCGAAAGAAGATGGGTCACTGCTAGCATACTCTACCAGACCATCAACAATACAAAGGTAGTTCATCGTGCCAAAGATAAGTTGTATTTGATAATCAAAAGGTCTCGCACTTGTTCTCGGTCGATACTATCACCACAGAACGGCACTTCTTTAATCTTTGCAATCCTGATAATGTCGTTGGTTGCTTTACGAACTAGAGTACGATTTGCACCCATCGGATATAATCCATCAGGACCATAGAACGACATCACATAATCAATGAAATCGTTAATAAACTCTTTAGACATAATCACTTAGCGTAGAGATAACCACCAGACCAATCGGCATTCTCCAGCAGATATTCACGATCTTTGATCAATCGCAGATCATAACGAACACCTTTGGCAGGAGATTTCCAAGTCGCAGACTTATATACTTCGCCAGTGTTCTTGTCAATGAAGCAATGAACGGAGCGGGAACCGCCACCACTCACAAAGATGACTTTGTGATACTTTTTACCAGTCTCAACAGTATAATCAATGTCACACTTGCCAGACTTGAGTTCATCAACCTTGCGAATGTGATACTCTACATTCTCACCACGCTCAGCAGAAGTCTGATGACCGCGAATAGAATACTGACGATAGTTGTCTTTCAGTGCTTCAATCAGCAGGAGAGTGTGCTTATACACATTCTCTGCGATGGTTTGTTTTGCTTGTGCTTGCATTTCAGTGGTTGTACTCATACTACTAGGACACTTTGCAGGGCCCAATTACCAACTCTTTGCCATTGTGAAGTTTGCGTGAGAGAATGTCTCGCGATCCACTACTTTGAAGATGCCGTAATCGTTTTTGATTACATAACCCTCGTGGAAACTTGCCACATCCCACAGGAAACATTCGATGTCGTCTTCTTCGTGAATGAAGAGGAACAAATCATCCTTGATTGTCTTCACCAACTTCCAAAGCCGGATGAGGTTCTTGTCACAATCACATTTTTCTGCAATTTCATCCTCACAGATGATACGTTGCTCCCTGATGCAAGCATTGATCTCTTTTTTGATTTGTGATGCCTTGCGATCACTCACAAACTCACACAGAGTTGACATTTGCTTGGCAAACTTACACACATCTGCCAAATCCTCACGATAAGGATTCAGGGACACTGCAGGTTGCACGAATAAGCATTTCTTAGTGCTTGCAAACTTGCTGGTGATAGGGTGTGCTACCATTTCAGGCAGACGCTCACCAGTGTAGTAAGTATGGGGAGCAACGATAATCTCTTGACGAACAACCTCAGGAAACTTATAGGTAATGGTGTTGGGTTTGAATGTATCAAGACCCTTACCGAAACCAATCCAATCTCCCTGATACACATTGTTAGTGCGAGGCAGGAAATCCAAGCAATAGATGAGGATTTGCGTTACGCGAGGTTGACCGCCAAAATGGGTAAAGATGTCGTCCTCGTTATAGCACAGGCGAATCTTTTGCTTATTAAATGCTGCTTTGGTGCAGACAAAAAACTTACCATTCTCAGGATTAGTGCCCCAAACAATAGCAGGAGCGCCATCCATCTTGACACTGATAGTAGAATCAGCACTGAACCAATCGAGCACCGAAAGATCACCATTTAGGATAGAATCTTCGGGATGTTCGATATGTTTGTTTTGCATTGGTTGCTTACTCATACTACTAGGACACTTTGCAGGGCCCAGAATCAAACCTCTGCCAGTTTCTGTAGACGATTGCGAATATCAAAGAGTTCCATATCATCCATATCTACAGCATCCAAATCTACAGGAGCAAACTCCTCCAGATTTACACTACCATCAGAATAAATGGGGGCATAGTACAACTCATCGCCATCTTCTTGCGATAGAGTATAAACGCAACCGTGATTAGTGGAAGTAACGAAAATCATTGGAGTTTCAAGAACAAAGGTACAATAAAGGAGCACCTGCTAAATTACAAGTGCTCCTGTGCTAATTATCAAACTGCTACACGACGTGCAGACAGTTGTTGATTCACAAAGTTCAATACTTGCTTCACATAAGGAGAAACAGTTTGAGTGAACTTAACCACATCTTCACGAAGTTTGTTGACTTCATACTGATGGATTTGCCAGCGAACCTGAATGTCTTGGAAGTATTGATCGCGAGTAATCAGTACCTGAGGGACGGACACTTCGGGAGCAACAACAACATTAGTGGTTTGCTTGCGAGCGCGAGGCATGAAATGAATGCGTCTTACATTACTAGGACACTTTACAGGGCCCACTCTATGCAAAGAATGATTTTAGTGGATTTTGATTGATCCTATGCTGTTCTGGTAGTGCTTGCCAGATAGTTTTCTCAATAATATCAAATCTGAGGTTATATGCACCATTTGTGGATGCAAAAGATACTTCAGACCAGTTAATTGATTGCATCACACTATCAAGAATCTTCTTGTCAGTAAGTGCTACAATTCCATAACCTCTACGATGTGGCAAATCCTCAAAATGTGTGTAATACTTCATTGCTTCTGCACCAAAACATGTAGAAGGTAGATAATAGTCACATGCGTAGAGATGTTTCTTATTTCTTGTGCTTCCTGGAGTTCCACCATCAGACAAAGAATACAATTTCACAATGTTACTCAGATCAACCTTTTCTTCCTCAATTTTGTGATGTTTGGCCCAAATCTGAAAGACAACATTAACGCTAACATCTTTGCCACCAGGATAATGAAACTCAGAATCTACAACCTCACTATGAATGAGATTCATATCTTTGACTCTTGATTTGCAACTACCCTTTCCGTTGCTATCAAATAGTTGTGGCAAAATAAAGCACACAAAATCAGAGAACTGTGCGGCATGATTGATAAACTTAAGTGCCAAATGTCCTCGCAATCCGAATGGTGGATTACCGATACATACGTTCTTCTCAGTGGTAGGTTTCCAGCGTAAAAAGTCCTGTTTCTCTACACCTTCACAGCGAGGTTCAATGTCTACACCAACGCGCTGATAGATGGGTAGAACCTTATAGAAACTACCATCGCCAGCTGAGGGTTCAATGAACGTATATTCACGCAAATCTACACCAAGATCACCCAGAACTTTGAGAGTTTGCTTGTAGCAATACTCTGCAGTATCTGGGTGAGTAAAGAACTGATCTTTCTCTTTATCAGTGAAATTGGAGTAGAGAATTGGAACACCTGCTAACCGACACAAATCAAAGTAGTATTGTGGCGGAACCTCTTTCTTCTCCATCCACCGATTTACTGTACCTTTGTGTAGATACAACTCCTCGCAGACAGCATCAATGCCAAACTTTTGGTAGATGGGAAGAAAGAAGTCGTAGATGTTTTTCATGCAAGTTTGTTTGTCAGGAACTCCGATAGTGCTTCATCATCTGGATTTTCTACATCATAGCAGAAAGTATAACCATTAGCAACACCCAGATGAACTTGCTTGTCGCGAAAATCCCACTTGTATTTGTCATTTTGATCGTTACGGAGAGTTGGTTTTGTGCCAAAGATTCCGTGACGAGCATCAAAAGTCACCTCAGAATAATCAAGAATAGTGAACCAAATCGTAGAATACTCAAAGTCAATGAAGACCAGTTTATCCCACTTCTCAGAGGCATAAAGATTCTCATGTTGCCATGCAGATTTCTTACCAGTTCCACGGCTAGCAGTCTTTACTTCGATGCGGAGTTTTGTACTATCAGGACGGTTAATCCAAATGTCATAAACACCGTCAGAGTTGTTGATGTTTTGATCCTCATCCCATTCTACATTGTAGGGAGTCAGTGCTTTGATAAACTTATAGAGAGTTTGTTCTCCCCACTTACCACGTTCGTCGTTGCTAAGTTGTACGATCTCTTCAAAGTAAGATCCTTTCCAATAGTTACGCTCACGCAGTTTCTTGACAGCATCGCTGACAGTTTCGTTAAGAATGGTGCGGGATGACATGAATTGAGTTGTGCTTATATTATTGGGACAATTTAAAGGGCCCACTATCAGTCAATGGGAAGTTTTGCCACACTTTTACCATTCTTGTGATCTGTGATATACTTTCGTGCAGAACTTTCAGTCCTACAAAGTTTCTCAAGTTGCTGACCGTTGTGGATAATAAGATACTGCTTCCCATAAGGAATAGCAGCATATGTATCCTTAAACATCGTAAATCCTTCTTTCATACAAGAAACCTCTTTTCATATTCCAGCAAATCAGATGGTGCAGGAATAATGTTGTCATCACATTCTACAGCATTTTCCCATCTTGCACCACTCTTTTGATATAGTTTGATATTAAGATGCTGGTACTTTAGGTTAGTTGGAACGTGTACTTTATAGTCAATTCCATCATTCTCAGTCAGCAAGCTAAGTTGCTTATTCTCACTCTTAGTCACTGTAATTGTGGAGCAAGATAACCAGAACAGATTCTCAAAAACATCATAATCTGATAGGTATTTGTCTGGGTTATCCATAATCATTCGACCAATGAATTGAGGTGACAAACAATGGTCGTGAGTGCGCTCTTTTGGATTATTCTTTGCTTCCTCACTTATCAATCCAAGATGATTCACTTGAGCGCAATCAAATACACCAATGTAGTAAATGCGTGTGATAGGTCGGAAGAAATCAGGGTCGCCCCAGTTGTCTACATTAGCACTCAAAGAGTTGAATGTAGTCTGACAGTAGGCTTTCCAGTTCTTGGAGTTCATTTTAGAAAAAATCGGTGTTTTTGTTGCAGTGGATGGGTTCTAGGTCGGTTGCAGTGAAATTGCAGAAAAATCAGGGTTTTGGTCTAGGTGGCCACTGGATTCTTGGGTGAGACTCACCGCCTCACCACCGATACGGCAGGTTCTCCCTTCTCGAAGATGGTATCAACCACAGACTGAACTGCGCGAGCGGTGCTGATACCAACCTTGCTGTAGACAGGAATGCAAACCAGACCGAACGATTTGCTATACTGACTCAGGTTGCCAGGTTCGATACGTCCTTCGCGCATAGCTTTGGCATCATCGTGATGCAAACGGATGCAACGTCCGATGGTCTGACTGATGCCAATGAAGTCCATATTACGCAGGAACAGCACTGCTTCCAGACCGCTCACATTGATACCCTCAGCAAGGATACTGTGGTGAAGAACAACAAACTTCTTATCGTTATCCTTACCCCATGCAGATAGAGTGTCGAAGAATACCTCACGGTTGACCTTCTGACCGTCAATAACTGCGCCAGTCTTGGCAGTAATATACATCCAAGAGTATCCGCGACATTCCAGTTGGAAACAGAAATCAGTTTCAGTCACCAGCGATACGATTTGCTTGGTTGCCTTAGCACAAATCAGAATCTTGCCGACCTTGTTCTCATCAATCGTTTCCAGCAGATTCTCAGAATCGCGGTCGAAGTTGGTCTGCTTACCAGTTACCATAGCCAGTTGCTTGACGATGACTTTGGGGGGCACAATGTAACCACCTTCAACCAACTCAGGAGCAGGAACTTTGCAGATTACCTGACCGTAAACATCAGCATCATTCATCCCAGGTTTGCCAGTAGCAAGGGAATGTTTGGGAGTTGCAGTGAAGAAATAGCAGCGGCGAGCAGTAGCAGCAAAGTGCTCTGTTGCAGGGAAAAAGTGACGCTGAACGCTGTTATGTGCCTCATCAAAGTAAATAGTATCCACATCAACTTCTGCCACTTGCAGACGCGACAGAGAGTTGTAGGTAGTTACAATCAAGCGATGGCTATCAGCATTGGCATCAACCCAGTTACGAATCTCACGGGGGCGAGTAGAGGATTCGTGATGAGTTTCGCCACTGTGAACGTGCAAAACTTTAGCGTTGGTGATGAACTCCAGGAACTCGCTAGAGAGTTGCTCTGCCAACAAAATACGAGGAGCAACAACAACAATGGTCTGGGGAGTTTCAGACTGCAACTCACGCAGAGCATCATAGATCATCTTGAGAGTCTTGCCACCGCCAGTAGGAACAATGATCTGACCTTTATCATGCTGTTGCATAGCAGCAACACCACGTTCTTGATGCGGACGAAGTTGGATTTGCATTGGTTTCATCATCTAGTATTAGGACACTTTGCAGGGCCCAGTATCAGTTACAAACTTTTTTATAGCAGTTCAGTCTATCAATTACACCTTGCATTGTAGCACGATTGTAACCATTTGCAAAGGGTAGACTTCTCTCAGTTTCAGGATTAGAACCAAAATCAACATTTTGGGAGACATTAACACCCTCTTGAAGAAGGCGAATGACATCATCAAAGACAAAATCAGGGATTTGAATGTAATTCATTGTTCTCAGTGGTTTGGTATCTAAAGACAAAAATAGCACGCTTAGAGGTCAATCTGAGCGTGCTGGTGGGGTTTAATCAACCTCCAAACATTTCATCAAACAACCAATCACCAGAACGCTCTTTTTCTTCCCAGACTTTGTTAGCGTTTGCTTCAATCATTGCTCGTTCAATCTTAATGTCAAGGGCAGATTTAGTGCTGAACCAGTTACCGTTGCGGTCTTGCCAGAGCATAATGTCGTTTGAGTGTTGTCCTTATACTACTAGGACACTTTAGAGGGCCCAGTATTTGTTATCAGGGTTGATATTTGGAAGCGGGAAGATCTCTACCTTTGATGATGTCTGAATGTAAACGCTTACCAGCTCTTACCATCTTCTTCTTCTCATCTCTAGTATATTCGTGCTTGGTTGTTCTTTCAATCTTCTCACCTTTTGGCGCTTCTTCTTTCTTCTTGGTGAGAAGTTTTGATGCTTGCTTTACTAAATCTTTTGATTTAGGTTTTGCTGCTGGAGTTTCACCACCAGACTTTGCTGCTCTTCTAGCAAGTGCTGCCTTTCTTCTTTCTTCCTTTGCTGCTGCTAGTTGTCTCTCTCTAGCAGATCCACGCTCTTGTTCTGGTGCTTGAGTTCTAGTTTCAGAACTACGCTGAGTTCCAATATCTTTGCGTGGTTTGTATTCTTTTGCAGGTACAGTTGTGCCACCT